AATGATTTCAAGGAGCACAAGGTTGCATTCATCTCTTTAAATGAGCAGTTCGACACCTCTAGTGCCATCGGTGAAGCCGTGCTCAAGATTATCCTCGTGTTTGCTGAGCTGGAGCGTAAGCTCACAGGTGAGCGTGTGCGTGACATCATGATGAACCGCGCGCTCGAGGGCAAGTGGAACGGTGCCAGAGTGCCGTATGGCTGGGACTGGGATACAAAGAAGCAATGTCCGGTGCATTCTGATACTGAGGCAGAATATGCCCGGATGATGTACAGGCTCTATGATGAGAGCCACTCTACCTGTGTGGTGCGTGATTACTGTAATGCTCACGACATCCCGACCAAGCGTGGCGGTGAATGGACCAGCAAGACCGTGGCTGATTTCCTGAGGAATCCTATGAATGTCGGTGATTATCGCTACAATTACAGGAAATCTGCCAGAGGCAAGAGGAATGATCCGTCTGAGGTTATCTATGTGAAGGATGTGTTTCCACCTCTTATTGACAGAGAGCTCTATGAGAGGGTGACTCATCAGATGGACATGAACACCTTCGGACTCGGTAAGGATGGGCGCAAGGTGGTCAGCAAGAAGACTCATGTGTTCGGCGGTCTTATCGTGTGCGGTCTGTGCGGGGCTTTCTATCACTCCGATGCCGATGTGGTCAGAGCCGATGGTTTCAGGCCGTCGAATTATCGATGCGGTGCTCACAACAAAAAAATTCACTGCAAGGCAAAGGGCACCTCTGATGTGAAGCTCGGACCGTTTATTTTCAACTATATCTCAAATCTGGTCAAGGCTTCCAAGTCAAAGAAACTGCTGCACTTTGTCTCTGATCTGGAGCAGATACTCCTCACCGGCCCGGAGTTTGAGCAGGTGGCAGGCATCGCTGACATTGGACTGGATGTCACCTTTGACACTATCATGCATGGTTTCAAACCGAAGCGGTACACTGCTGCACCATATACCGTCATCCGCTCCGGTGATTCTGATGCACTCACAGCAAAAAGAGATAAGACCATCAGAGCGCTTGAGAGGCTCAAGAAGCTGTTTTTATTTGAAGATGATGCAATGAGTGAAAAAGAATATCTGATGTCTAAGAGGGAGCTTGAGGGCACGCTCAGCGATATAGAAAATGAGCTGTCAGCTCTTGAAGCCGACACTGCAGATACAAAATACGATGATATGTCTTTCATCTCCACTGCATCCGGATTTTTAATTGCTCATCAGATTGCATCAGGTGAGCACATCAACTACAGGGAGCTCTCCTGTGCTGTGGATGCAAAGGTGCTTAAGGATTTTGTGAACAGTGTGATTGAGAGAATTGTTCTGCTGGACGGACGCGTGGCTTCGATAGAGTTTAAGAACGGACTCGTTCACGAGTTCCTTTACAGAGAATAAGAGCAGGCTTAGGCAGCCTGCTCTCTTTATGTGTGTATGAGTAAGATTAGATTAACAAGAAAGGTTGATTTTACAAGGTTTTAGGCATCTTGTTTTTAGAGTTCATCTGACAGCCGAATGTCTTTACAAAATAAGTCATAGGACGGCCGATTTCTTTAGATTTCTTTTCAACAAAATCCTTTGCCTTTGCCATGTAGTAATACTGCCTCTCAGGCTCATGTGCCGGTGGTGTCTTTGTTATATCTATATCGTAGCTCATGTTATATTATGTTTCCTCTCAAATTAATTCTATGATACTTTAGCTGACTATTCCCTGATCTGACCACTGCCGTAAATAATATACTTATAGCTTGTCAGTGCTTCAAGCCCCATAGGTCCCCTTGCATGAAGCTTCTGTGTGCTGATGCCAATCTCTGCTCCAAAGCCGAATTCATTCCCATCAGAAAATCTGGTTGAGGCATTTACATAAACGCAGGCGGCATCTATCTCATTTAAGAACTTCTGTGCGTTGTCATAATCATTTGTGACGATTGCCTCTGAATGTGATGTGTTGTATCTGTTGATATGCTCGATTGCCTCATCAATACTGTCAACAATCTTTACCGACATGATGTAATCAAGATACTCCATACCCCAGTCATCGGCAGTGGCCTCTGTCACATCGTCTCTTCCGGCAAGAATTGCCTGCGCTCTTTCATCACAGTGCAGCTGTACATGATGCTCTCTTAACTTATCATACAGCTTTGGCAGAAACTCCTCTGCTATGGCGCTGTGTACTACAATCGACTCACATGCATTGCAGACACTGATTCTTTGTGTCTTTGCATTGTTAATAATATTAACAGCCATGTCAAAGTCAGCATCCTTGTCCACATATACATGGCAGTTGCCTGTACCGGTCTGGATGACAGGGATTGTGGCATTTTTGACAACATTCTGGATGAGTCCTGCACCGCCTCTTGGTATGAGCACATCCACATACTGATCCATCTTCATAAACGCATTTGTTGTCTCTCTGTCTGTTGACTCAATAAGTGCAAGTGCAGCAGCAGAAACCAAATTGTCCGTTAAAGCCTTTTTTAAAGCCTTTACTATTGCGATATTGGTATTTATCGCATCACTTCCACCCTTCAATATGACACAGTTGCCTGTCTTAAAGCACAGACCAAAGGCATCTGATGTGACATTTGGGCGAGCCTCAAAAATGATTCCCACAACACCGATTGCAACTCTTCTTTTTCCTATAATAAGGCCATTAGGACGCTTTGCCATAGACATCACTTCCCCTATAGGGTCTGCCAGCTTTGCTATCTGTCTGAGTCCGTCAGCCATGCCAAGGAGCCTGTCATGGTCAAGCGAGAGCCTGTCAATCATGCTCTTTGCCTTCATATTTTCCTCTGCTGTAGCCACATCCCTTTTGTTTGCCTCAAGGATTTCTTTTTCTGCCTTAAGCAGATTGTCCGCTGCATCGTTTAATACCTTATTCTTGATATCTGTATCCAGTGTTCCTATCTTTACTCTGGCCTCGTATGCATCCGCACAAATTTTTTCTAAATCAGTCATCAATAAACACCTCTCTCTTATCTGTTATCACTCCATCTAAGGGTACGTCATATTCATCTTCAAACGTCATGCTGCTAAGTAACTGGAAATCGTAGCCCACTCCAACTGCCATGACAGTATCTCTTTTTGTAAAAGACGATAAATATCTGTCATAAAAGCCCTTTCCATAGCCGATTCTGTAACCGGTATCCGAAAATGCAAGCCCCGGCACTATCATAAGCGCCCTGCCATCCGCCTGCGTATACTCCTTCGTCATATCAGGCTCTTTAATATTAAAAGAACCACAATTAAGCTCATCAAGGCTTCTTACCCTGTAAAAGGACATTTTATTGCCCGAAACCCTCGGATAATATATCCTTTTTGCTTTGTTTATTAAATAGGTAAAATACTCATCAGTATTCACTTCATTTCTGATAGCTGAATACAAAAGTATGTTGTCATATTCCCTGTCGAGCTCTAAAGCTATGAGCCTTTTATAAATGTCATGGCTCATGTTGTGGCACTCATCAGCACCCAGAAGGCTTCTTTGCTTTTTTAGCCTGCTACGAATTTCTTTTTTTGTTTCCATATTTCTCGCCGAGGTTCTCAACCGAACCGTCATCGTTTACCATATCGATATTGTTGAGCTGGTTTCTTAAATTCTTCTTCACGTTTGCTATATACTCCTTGCGCAAAAGATCCTGCTCCTTTTTCTCTGCCTCAGAAAGGCCTTCTGCCTGTGACTTTCTGTAAAGCTCATTGATTCGCTGTATTTTTTCCTGTGTCATAGCACTCTCCTGATTTCAAATTTATAGCTGATTACTGGCCGCCTGTAGATGTAGGTGCCATCTCTCTTTGTATATAATCCGCAAGCACAAACTCTGCATCCTTTGCCCTGTGGAAAAGTGTTCCTGTATATCTGTCATTCATAATGTCATACAAAATCCCCATATTGCCGCCGTTTGCGATAATCATATCGGCACCGGAATATGTGGCAATCTTTGCCGCTGTAAGCTTTGTCGCCATGCCGCCGGTTCCGACATCGCTGCCGGTTGATGACTTTGCCATGCCAAGTATTCTCCTGTCAAGCGTATCAACCTCTCTGATAAGCTTTGCATCCGGATTGTCATGAGGATCGTCGGAATACAGTCCGTCTATATCAGAAAGCAGTATGAGCAGATCAGCCTTCGTGATTGATGTAACAATAGCAGACAGCGTATCATTGTCACCAAACTGCATCTCGTATGTGCTTACCGTATCATTTTCATTGACAATAGGCACCACGTTCAGATCAAAAAGCTCCTCAAATGTATTCATAACATTGCGTCTGGAAACAGGATTGACTATGGTATTCTTTGTCATGAGCACCTGTCCGGAATTCTGATTATACTCGGAAAAAAGCTTCTGATACGTCATCATCAGCCTGCCCTGTCCCACTGCGGCGCATGCCTGCTTTATTGAAATATCGCTCGGGCGCTCCTTTATGCCTATCACATCACGTCCAACCGCGATGGCGCCGGAGCTTACGAGGCACACATCCATACCGCTGTTTCTGTAATCACATATCGAGCGCACCAGACGCTCCATCTTTGAAAAATTTAGGCTTCCCGTCTCTGCATGTGTCAGCGTCGATGAACCTATCTTTATTACCACTCTTTTATAATTGTCTAAAAAACTCATTTCTATCATCTTTCCTATTGTAAGTCTAAATGCATACATAACTATATTACGCATACATTTACTACTTTACCATATATTCATGCAAAATACAAAATCATTTTTACTACTGTCTCATTTTTTTATTCTGTGTTATTATATTTATGCTTTTACTATTTAAGCTTTAACTATAAATAATTTACAACTAGGAAATTAATAAAGGATGCACTATGAAAAATAAACTAAAACATCTTGTCCCTGTCCTTTTGGCGCTTGCCACAATAACAGGAAGCCTGTCTGCATGTGAATTAAAGCCCAAGGCTCAGCAGAAGGTTTCAAAACAGGGCTTCTACTTTGACACGATAATACAGATTACGCTTTATGGCACTACCGACGAGAAATACATAGACGACTGCTTTGATATGGCAAAGAAATATGAGGATATGCTGTCAAACACAGTTAGTTACTCAGAGGTGAGCAAAATAAATGACGCTGCCGGCAAAGAATATGTCACAGTAAGCAATGATACGCTTGAGCTCATCAAAAAGGGCATCGAATACGGCGACACAAGTGACGGCAGGTTTGATATCACTATAGGAAAGCTGTCTGATTTGTGGAATTTTTCCGAAATAGCTGAAAATACCGACTCTAAAGATAATGAGGTTGATGCATCAGTCGTTCCGTCTGATGCGCAGATACAAAGCGAGCTAGCACATGTAAATTACCGCAATATACAGATTAACGGAAACGATGTGATGCTAACCGATTCAAAAGCAAAACTTGACCTTGGCGGAATCGCAAAGGGCTTTATCGCCGATAAGATGAAGGCTTATTTACAGTCCAAAAAAATCACCTCAGGCATCATAAACCTGGGTGGCAATGTCCTCACTGTCGGTGAAAAATCCGACGGAAGTGATTATACAGTCGGCATACAAAAGCCCTTTGACGAGAGCGGTGAGCCAATATGTACTGTCAAAGTCAAGGACAAATCCGTCGTAACCTCCGGCATCTACGAGCGGTACTACAGAGTAGATGGCAAGCTATATCACCATATACTGGACACCACAACCGGCTATCCTGTAAAAAATAATCTATACTCTGTCACCATCATAAGCGACTCCTCCT